TTTCGCATTAAATACTTGACATTTGCGAATGCGCCGTTTATTATTAAGTGCGAAAGAAGTTATTACTTCTGACGCGCTTATTTTTTATACACAAAAACGCAGGAAACGGAGGCGATACGGAATGAACAGCTACAATATCGGGCTTGAAGATCGGAAAATCATCGAAGAAATGTATAACGCGGGCGCGAAGCCGTGCGAAATCGCGGCGCGCATCGGCAAATGTCAAGCGACGATTTACCGGGAAATCAAGCGCGGAGAAGTGCCGGAACTGAACGCGCGCTGCCGCCCTGCATATCGGGCAGAAGTCGCAGAAAAGCGCGTGACCGAAGCATACCGCAAAAGAGGTCGCCGGAAAGCGACAGAATGAAAAAGGAGGCTCATACCATGAACGTAAAAGAATTACGGCAAAAGCTCGAGAAAATCCCCGACGACGCGGCGGTTCGCTTCGTGTCCGGCGCGGAGGATAACCTCACAAACGACTATTACGACACGGAGACGGCGATATATGTCGAGCGGCTCGAAAGAGACGGCATGAAAGCCGTTTATTTGCTCCCTCCGGGTTAAGGAGGACGAAAGTGGTTAGACGTAGAAAATCCAACCTCCCGAAATGGCGGTACGAGTTCGATTGCCGGAAATGCGACAACATTCGAGAGGTACACGACCCACGCAAGGGCAGAGATGGCGATTACTGTATCCCATGTATAGAGCGCATGGATAGCCGCCGCCCGAGTCCTATTCGCGCAGACGAAAAAGAAAGAGTCCTCCGTTGCGAGTGCTTTACGCCTATCCCGGAGGACGAGGAGGAGAAAAAATGAACTTTCCGAAATTATACGAGTGCGACCCGCAGAAAAATACCGAGTGCAACAAGCGAAATTGTGGAAATCCGTGCAAATACACGACGCGAAAAGAGTTTTCCCGTGAGCCGTCCGAGAAAATGACCCCGGAACTCGCGTTTATGGTGCTGGACGTGACTCGCCGTGAACGTTGCGAGGATACGCCGCGCACTCGGGCGGCGTGTAACGTGGCACAAGGAGCCCTCTATCTGCAAATGAAAGCGAGCCCGTACCCCGACGGCGACGAGAACGTTTTAGCTTGTCAGAACTGTAAAAGCGGAGAATATCTCTACAACGAGGACGGGAACAGAAACCGCTTTTGCGGTCAATGCGGTAAGGCTATCGCATGGGACGAGGAGGCGGAAGAATGAGACATAAAAAGAAAAGCCGCCTCGCGGCGGCGGAGTTCCTCGCCGTGCTTATCGTGACGGCGGTCGTTTTCACAAAGGGCTTGAGCGCGGCGCTCGCGTGGCGAGGCTATAAGGCCGTCGGCGGCGAGTTCATGCTCTTGCTCCTACCTATTATATATTATGAGGCAAAGCGGATTATCCTCGATTTCGTGGCGGACTTCGTAGAACTTTACCGCCGCGCGGAGGATTGACAATGCAGGACAGAAAAAGAGAAACCGCCGACGCTTTGCAGAACGTCGGCGGGGACTCGTCCCGGAAAAGACGAGCGATTACTCATACCTTTATTATTATAGCACTCTCCGGGACGGTATGCAAGGGCAAAAAATCGAGCGCAAAGCGCGTTTTTACGGGCTCGTATGGAATATTAACAAACCGACCATAGACGAGCTCTCGTCGGAGGGTATCACATGAAAACAGTTTACAGAGAGAAACGCTATTATTGCGGCGAGTATCTCGACGTATATATCTACCCGACCTATCGGCAAGGCCGGAGCAGAGGCAAGCGGAGCAAGCCGACCTCCGCCGCTCAAGCGAAACTCAATCAGCGGCATAGAGAGGAAAAGCTCGTCCGTCTCCTCCACGCGAACTTTACGCCGGACGACCTCGAAATCCATTTGACCTATCAGCAACAGCCGGAGAGCCCGGAGGAGGCGCAACGACTTTTACGGAATTATATCCGCCGGGTGCAGAGAGCGCGGAAAAAGCAAGGGCTCCCGCCGCTCAAATACATAGCCGTTACGGAAAAGGGCTCCAAGAATGGGCGCTATCATCATCACGTCACGCTATCCGGCGGAATGGATAGAGACGAGCTCGAAAAGCTATGGGGGCTCGGGTACGCGAACTCCCGCCGCTTGCAGTTCACAGAGAGCGGCCTCGCCGGGCTCGGTCATTACATCGTCAAGAGCCCGCTTTACACTCGGGCATGGAACGCCTCGAAAAATCTTATCGACCCGGAGCCGAAAACACGGGACGGGCGTATCTCCGGCAGACGCGCCGAGGAGCTCGCCCGGGACACGACCAACAACGCCGAGTATGAAAAGCTCTATCCGGGCTATTTCCTCGCGGATGCTGGCGCATGGCACAACGACGTAAACGGAGGAAAGTATATCGTCGCCCGCTTTTACCGGCGGGACGGTGTATTTATAAAACCGAAACGGAGGAAACGAAAATGACAGTAAACGAGTTTGCAAAGGAAGTCCACGAAAACGCGGTCGCGCATGGATGGTGGGAGACGGCTCGGAGCTTTCCCGAGGTCGCCGCGCTCATTCATTCGGAAGTGTCGGAGGCGCTCGAGGAGTGGCGCGACGGCAATCCGGCTATTTACGGGTGCTGTGGTATCCCGGGCGCGGTGTGCGAGTTCGAGGGCGCTTGCGACAAGGACGAGAAAACCGGCACTTGCAAGCCGGAGGGAGTCGCCGTCGAGCTTTGCGACGCGATTATCCGCATCCTCGATTACCTCGCCTATATGGGCGTGGACGTTGAGGCCGTGCTCATGGCAAAACATGAGTACAACAAGGGACGCGAATACCGCCACGGAGGGAAACGCGCCTAAACCACGATAACGCACGAGGAGGGCGAGCTAATGATTAACTATTTCGAGGCGGCGGAGAAAACTCTCCGCGCTCGCGGCTTGCTCGAGACGGCTTTAGGCAATCTCGAGCGGAAAAAGGAGCGCATTTTACGATACGGCGCGCCGTCGGAGTATCCGTCGGCGGATATGTCTAAACCGTACACGGGTGCGAAATCTGTAAACGACGCGCTCGCGGACTGCCTCGAGCTCGCCGAGGTTATGCGGGAAATCCAAGTTACCCGGGATAAGGTCGAGGAAATCGACGACGTGCTCGCGCAGATGGACGAGGACGACGCGCGTATCCTCCGGCTTTGGTACATCGAGCGCAAGAGCAAGGAAGAAATCGCCGAGGCCGTATGCTACGCCTCGCCTACGTCCATCTACGACCAGCGCAACAAAGCTCTTGTGCGCTTCGCTCTCCTCTACTTCGGCGCGGGGGCTATGCCGTCCATGTAAGGCGCTTTCTCGCTTATTCTCATGTATTGAAAAAAAGGTGTATGGAAACTTGCATTTTCCACGTGCTATCATTGAGGCGTAAAGAGAGGTCGAGGGAAACCTCGCCGCCGTGCGCCCTACATGGTCGAGCCCTTGCGCTTATGCGTGAGGACGCTTGAGGCCGTGCGGGGCGTTCTCTTTACCCATTCGGAGGCGGAGAGCATGAGAGAGTTTGCAAAAGCGTTTTACGAGTCTCCGGCATGGAGACGCACACGAGCGTATATTCTCAAGCGCGACGCGGGGCTATGCGTCCATTGCGGCGAGCCCGGCGTTATCGTGCATCACAAGATAGAGCTCACGCCGAGAAACATCGACGACCCGGCAATCGCGCTCGGCGAGGATAACCTCGAGACAGTTTGCCGGACGTGTCACGCATTGATACACGAGGGAACGCCGCCGCTTGCCGACGGCCTCGCTTTCGATGCAGACGGAAATATTATCACAGCGCCACATACCCCCCGGGGTGCGCCGAAATAGATACCCGGTAAGTAACCGCGCCTCAATCCTCGGAAGAACCGACCCGGGCGCGCACATGAGGGGGGGGTAAAACCGGGGCGGAGGGAGGTTTACTCATTATATGGCGGCAAATAAAAAAAGCTACGACGAGCTTTCGATTTCTGAAAAAATCGAGGCGAAAAAGAAGAAAATTAAACGGCTTTTCCGAGAAATGCCTCCCGAAAAGCGGCAGTTTGCCGAGGGGCTTATCAATCAATTTGCCGTGACCTCCGTCACGCTGGAACGCCTCGCCGACGAAATCAACAACGGCGACTTGATAGAGGATTTCGTACAGGGGGCGCAAAAGCTCCGCCGGGAGTCCCCGGCTCTCCGTGCCTACAACACGACGATAAAATCCTTTTCCGCTCTCACAAATCAGCTCGTCGCGTTGCTCCCGGAGAAAGAAAAGAAATCGGCGGGTGACGAGCTTATGAGCTTTATCACAAAGCCCGCCGCCCGGTCGGGCAAGTAGTGAACTACGTCCGGGAATATTGGGAGCGGATTTCCTCCGGCGAAATCGTCACGAGCAAACGAGTAAAGGCCGTGTACGGTCGCCTCGTGGCGGAAATGG